CGGCCGAGCATCACGTCGCCTTGGTAGACCACGGACACGTCGCCACTGGTGACTTGCACCTGAGGACCGATGGCTTCGACCATACCGGCTGCTTCCTTTTGGAAGATCAGACCGCAGGACTTGGCGCCAACTTCAGCGGCAGTACCGTAATCGTTGTTGATACCAGTCTGAGCGCCAGAAGCGTCTTCCATGGTTTCACCGACGAAGGAACCGACATTGGTCGGAGAGGTAACGCCAGTAGTACCGCCATAAGCAGTACCGTACTTACCCAGGAACGGAATGTTCATGGACTTGTAGATCTTGATACCGGCGATCTCAATGATTCCGTTGCCGCCTTGCAGCGCGGTGCCTTGAGAATCGCGGTTGACCAGGCCGTTGGAACCAACAGCTTGGATCAGTTCGTAGTACTGACGGGGGTTAAGAACACCCACACGTCCGTCAGAAGAAACACCCTTCTCATCGAGAGCAGCTGCTGCGTCGTAGAAGGCAGACACAAGAGCAGAGGAAGAGAAAGCGTCAGAATCGTTGGTGGTAGAACCCACGCGAATCTGAGTACCACCGGGCTCTACGAAGCCAGACTTGGTGATAGGGGAAGCTTGACGGGCACCACGTGCAACAGCACGGAAGGCAAGCCGGTCATACTTTTCAGCCAGTGCATAGCCGATCTTGCGGGAGATCTCGCTACGCAGGTCGTAGTGGCTGAGGACTTCATCCAGGTTGTAGACGAAGGCTGAGCTGATCAGAAGGTCATCAACGGTGATGGTCTTCTCGGCCACCGGAGGTGCACCATCAGAGTTGCCCAAAATGCTGTTGCCAGGCGTATGAAACTCACTTTTGGTACGGCCTGTGTAGATGAACTGCAAAGACTTGCCGTTCTTCAGGGTACGCTTCATGATCAGATCCCGAGCAATCGTGTTGTTCTGGAATCCTTTAAACATCTCACCGCTAAAAAGCTTGAGATACAGGGCGCGGGCATCACCCGCAGCGTTAGATTGACCAGGCCGTGTAAGGCTTGTGGTCAGCGTAGAATTTTGTTGTGCCATTATAAAAAGAGAATGTATGAATCAATCTCTTCAAAGCTTTGAAGTGTGTGGTCTATCCCACCGTCTAGACGGCAGCTGAGGTATCCGCGTACGGGCTCAGTGCCATAGAGCAGGAGGAGGAATCGAACCTCCTCTACACCATCTGCTATTTCTTTTTATTGATTACTTTTTTTGTAGTTTCAGTAGGTTGTTTTTTTTGTTCAGGTTCAGGATCGTAACGAGTCACGTACGCCTGCATGACATTGCTTTGGTGAGCCATTACTGCATGAAATTTTTGCGGTTATATTCTTTAGCAAGGGGGGATTGATCGATGTTTTTGCTAGTCTTCGCTTTAAGCTTTGGTGTTTTACCACCCTCAGAACCTGCGAGGTTTGTAGAGTTACCTGAATTAAAAGCGGCGTAAACTGATGCTGCTCCTTGAGCAATCTCCAGTGCATCACTAAAACCGAACTTTTTCTTTTTACCCATTAGAAGTCAATCTCCGAATTTTCTAGTTTGTTAATAACATCAGACCTGTATGCAGGGTCAGATTCATAGCGAGGGTCTGACATAGCCTGTACAAGTTCAGCCTGACTGCGGAATCCCTGAGCAACAGTGGTTGGACTCTTGCCAGTAAGGAGTTCTCCATCTACACCAGTGCTATCGCCATACCTAGCCATGAGAGCTTGGACGGCAAAGAAACAGGCAGCTGGATCACCTGAATCCATGACATCGTCATACATGTCAATCTCTGCTTCACTCAGGTTATCACTAGCCCAGCCAAGCATCTGCTCGTACTGTTGCTCACCGCCTGCCATATCTTGAAGGGCTTCGATGTCTTCATCAGTTAGTCCACCTTCAACCTCTTCACCATCATCTTCTTCATAACTATCTTGCTCTTCACCAGGCTCTTCCTCTTGAGGTTCACCCTCTTCGTCAGCGCCAAGCTTTTGTTGAAGTTCAAGATAAGCTTGCTCAAGCTGCTCAGTTGAATCATATTTACCAGCAAGCAGTGTCTCTTGTTCTTGTGCAAGCTGTTCGCCTACTTCAAGTGAGTTCTGCTCTTCAGCATTAAGTTCGCCAGGCTGTTCTGCTGGCTCCATAGATGTAAGTACTTCTGCCATGGGGTGGTTTACTCTTGTGTGGGTTGATTAATTTGCTGAGGTGTAGCTGGTGGTTGCGGCTGTTCAGTCTGACCTTCTGCCTGTGCAACCTGTGCAAATTTGCTAGCTTGTTTAGTAAGTTCAAGCTGCTCCTGTTGTTCTTGTGCAGCTGCCTGCTCACCTTGGACTTCCTCAGCGGTACGAACAAGGTTCAGTACATCAATACCTTGTGATGTAGCAAGTCGTTTAACGACCTCTTCCGGGTTGATGTATTTGACAATTGCTTCTGGACCCATAGTCCCTGCAATAGTCTGCATAAACATGGCAAGACTTTCACGATCTTGACCACGACCCAATGCATTCACACCAGCAACAATGGTTGGTTTGACAAGTTTGGATGGAAGACGTGGGATCTCACCAGCTTTTTGTGCAACACTTAGTTTGCGGTTGAGATAAGGAACAAGGAAGTCAACAGTAAGCAGGGAGAATAATCCTCCAAGCTGTTGCTCTAATTCCATCTGTGTCATCCTCACCTCTTCAGCAGTAGTGCGCTCACTATTGCGGACAGTAAGAATGAGGAAGGCTTCTGCAATCCGACGTTCAAGTGATTGAATCATCTGATAGGCAGTATTAAAGTCAGCCGTTTTACCGACTTGTACAACACCAATGTCGTCAGGTCTTCCTTGAACAATTGCACCGTTGCCTGCCTTAGCTAAGGTGCTTGGCTTAGTGGTGCTAGAAGGTGACACAGTAAAGACAACCTTTGCAGCAGCAGCACTGCCTTCAATGATTGCTTGAGACAAGGCATCAAGTGATTTGAGATCACCAATAAATTCTTCTACCCTGCCTCTACCGTAAGCTTCATTGTCTACGGTGTTAAACCTCAAGGCCAACCAAGGGTTCGTGTCAAGAGGTGCCTTGCCTTGAGACTTAGGAATAATCTTTCCATAAACCTCTTGATGCCAGATATAGCGATTATTGTCACGCCGAATGTGGGTGTACACATCGCATTGATTATTCTGACCTGTCCCTGCATAACTCTCCTCACTGTCAACAACCATTGACTTGAGCTGAGGGAACATTTCCTCTACTAATTTTTTGCTGATTCGTTCTTTAGTAACGATCTCAATTACATTTCCTAAACCATCTCGATCTACAACATACCGATTCAAAGGATAAAGCTTCAGTTTATCTTTTGCCATGTAGATCAAAGCGTTGCCTGCTACGACAAGATGCTTCAATGCTTGGTGTACGGTGACACGATCATCAGATGCGGCGATTGATTCCATCATGGTCCGCTCGATCTTTGAAAATGACAAGTCAAGATCAGAGCGAACTTTTGGATCAATGCCTTCACCAATCAGACTGGTCTCGTCAACCTGAAGTTTGAAGAAGCTTGTTTGTACAGGTAATAGAGCGAGCATCAGCTTAGAAGCTAATGTAACTACACCCTTTGCACCAACGCTTTGATAGGGATTGAGCAGAGTTTTGTGAGAACTGTTGTCCTCATCCTGCTTAATCAAATATGGCAAAGTAAGTTTAGAAGCATCAATTGCGGATTGTAGAAACTGGTTCCGGTCAGAACTGAGAGCTTCGTACCGTGCTTGTGCTGTCATTTATTTAGGTTGTTATTTTGGTTTGGTGGCTGGCAACGCGCCATCTTCAGAACTACGACGCTTAATAATATCTAGACCAGTTTTTTTGTATTTACTGGCATCAGACTTAACTGTCTGAGTAAGTTTAGAAGTAGTCTCAGTTATTTTATCTTTATAATTAATCTTCCCAAGTTTGTTCTTGAGGTCTGTAATGGCACTACCGTATTTAGGCTTGACTTCACCTGGCATCTTAGGAGCTGTTCGCGAAAGAGCTTTCGCTGCGTCACCTTTAAAACCGCGCTTTTCAGCTCGGCTTATGGTGCTTTCACGCACATCAGCAAGGTATTGTTTCTGATCAAAGTTACCTTTTTTGTCGGTATATTTACCCATTCGACCAGTAGATTTAGCACCGACTTTCAAACGCTTGGGTTTAAAATCATCACTTTTAAAACGTTTACTCCACGACTTAGCAACTTGTCTCTCAACTCTATTTGGACTCCAAGTATTTTTTTTGCGTTTAGGAGGCTGAATAACTGGCTTCTCCAATACATTCTTTTCTAAAAACTTATCAAGCTGCTTGTCACCCCTGATCCCAGTTTTTTTAAAGGCACCACCCTTGCCTTTGATTTTGGAAATAGTTTTCGTGGCGGGCTTGTTAATAATAGTACCTTTCTTGCCTTTCTTCTCTTGTTTCTTGGTGTAAGTCTTCAACTGTTTCTTAACAGCCTTATTTGTATTGAGTTTAATACCAAGTGGTTTAGTATTAGTCCTTTTTTTCTTGGCTTGATTCTTGATCTTATTGACTTCCTTTCGTGTTACCTTGCCGTCTCTACCTGCCTTTTTGATCTGCAGTTTGATTGACTTCGAGGATCTTTTCTTGACAAATTTTTTGACCTGTTTCTTTAGCCTAGTCTCTTTAAGATCAACTGACTTTTTCTTGGCTCTTTGCCTTATCTTTTTTAATTCATTCTTGGTGATCTTTTGATCACGAGCAGCTTTTTTAATTCTTCTCTTGATAAATTTTTTAGCCTTTTTCCCTTTCCGTTTAGCCATCGTTGTTTTCGAGTCGGTTTACTAACCACTCAACAACTGAACGTTGTCCTGAGCGGTACATGATCTTTTCAATTGAGTCTTCGGGTGAAGGTGTGACCACTGGAAAGCGATCTTGCATTTCAGTCAGTACAGCTCGGGCTTCCATTCCGAAGACCTCAAGCATATTGGGGGAGGTTGACATTACTGTGCTCAAAAAATGCAGGCATACGACCTGCTTTAGTTTCTGCTAGTTCTGGTGCCTTGCCTTCGTACATCAGACGATCACTAGAGGCAAGCCAGAATTGTTTATCTAGATATTTATCAGATGATTTACCAAGAGGTTGCATCACCCAATTGATAGTTGCCTTCCTGAGTTTATCAAGAGAAGGACTGATGTTATACCCCAGCTCAGTATGAACCAGACTATTGGTAGCCACGTGAATTTGTTCATCTCGACTAATATCGGCGCTTACTGTTCGCATACCAGCGTCACCATTAAAGCGAAAGAATGGTAAAAGAACGAAGAAGATTGCACGTTCGGCCACCATCGCTTTGGTAATTGTGTGATCAGGATGCGCTTCCCAAGCAGCCTTGAGCCGCAGGGCTTCCGCTTCCGCTTTCTCATCAACGCCGTAAGCAGTGGCAATGTAACCAAGTGCGAGGTCGTGATTTTCTTCGTCTGTGACATTAGATCGCAAGATATCGCGCGATGCCTCTGGTACGTCAGTGGATAGAGCATCAGTTATAAAATCTCCCACAGGTAGTTCCATATGTCGCAAGGCAAGAGCACGGAGGATTGCCTCTTCCGCGCCTGCTTTGCATGTACCAGCACTCACTTGCACTGGTGTCCATTTGCGCTTCCGCGCTAGTAGTTTTTGATAAGGATTCATTCTTGACAATCACATTGAGGTTCTTTCAAAAGATCCTCCAAGTAATCGTTGACCTCAGTTTCATCCAAAGCTGCATATGCGCTTGACTTATCCTGTACGTCACCCATCACTTGAAGGCTGTAGTAGAGGGAAGTCTGGGGCGATTCCAGCCACTCTTCGATAAAAGACTCATCCATGATGACCATATCTGACCACCAGTTCTGTGAGTATCCGTGAAGAAGTCCAGTCCTATCCAACAAAATCATAATGTTGTCGGATACTTTCTTGAATGCCTCCCATCCGACAGCAGAGGCAATTTCTACGTCACCGTAGTTATATGTTTGAACACCGAAGGTGCCACTGTCACGATCAACAGTACGTGCAATTGGTGGTGCAATTTCAGGTGTAGACGTGAAGCCATCGACATCCTGTGAGCGGTAGCTACAAGACGCTGTGGGAGCAATAGCAAATGCACGGACCATGTTGTTAGCCTTAGCAATTGATGCCGCTTGCATGATGCCATCACGCAGTTGACGTGCTAGCTCGAAAGCAGCAGATGCTTTCTTCTCACCTGCATTCAAAGATTCGAGAGCGTCTCCGAATTGTTTGTAGGTGATTCCGTATCGTCTGAGGAGGTTGGCGAGTCCGAGCATCCCAAGTCCGACTTGACGGTCGGATTCAGGGTCGAGATATTCTCCTGTATCGCCGACACCAGTTCCAGCGTGGAGAGCGCACAACTCCGACATACCTTGAATGAATGCTTTCGGGATTGTGTCGAATTCACAGGCAGCGAGATTGATATGTTCAAGCAGGCATGTTCCGCGTGATCGCAGGTATACTTCAAGGCAGACATTTCCGTAAATTCTTTGTCCTTCATTGTCATACTTTACTTTGTTTAGCCATACATCACCACGCTTCATGCTGTTGAGCATTTTGACACGGGTGATTACATCCATTTCTTCCCACCAGTCTTCAGTGATGTCAACGCAACGTTTGACCCAAGGAAGTTGTTCACGTGGTGTGTTGATAAACTCCTCAATGTCAGGATGGTTTGCATCAAGGTGAAGAACAATAGCTCCGTTCTTATATTTACCACCACGTCGGAGAACCTCATTCAAAGTAGAATAGATTTTCCCGAACGACACAGGACCAGAGGCAACAAGCCCTTTGCCATTATCGTCTCCTTTGGGTCGGAGTTTACTGAGGTGGATTGCAACCCCTGCTCCATTCCGCAGGGCGTGACTGGCGAAGCGCCAGCTGGCCTCAATGCCATCTGGTCCTTCCATTGAGTCTTCAACTACAAATACTGTGCACGACACAGGGAGACGGCCATCGGGATCATCGATCCACGATTGGACACGTCCAGTTCTAGAGATAAGTTCAGGCATGGACAAGATCGTTCAAAATAGGTGGTTGATAGTTGGGTCCTTTCAGGACCTTGCCGTCTGCACGGCGGATTGGTTTACCGTCCAAACCAAGCTTGGACATGTTTGATTTATGGACACGATCAAGTGCTTCCTCTAGATCCCATTCCATATTTTCTGCGTACTGAAAGCAGACATACACAAGGTCTGCTAACTCTTTCAATTCTTGCTCGAATCCTTCACGCATTGAGTGTCTGAATTCTAGATACTCTTCAGCGATCAAATCCCGTTGCATAGTCCGGTTGTCCATGCTGTTCTGGATCCCATACGCCGATCGGAATTCGATTGCTTGATCGCTCAGACTTTTCGATCTGCAATGTGCTGTGTTGGAGTTCATTTTCAAGATAGTGGATAGCCTTTTTAAGGTCTTGAGTCTTTGTGTTATTACTTTTGAAACCGGCTCTGCAAATATATTTAATAGCATTGCCTAGGTGATAATTGAGGTCTTGGTCTCTAATGAAATCCCATACTTCTATTTGACCTCGGGTGTAGTGGCTGGGTGAATCGGCCATTGTTTAACTAGATTACTAACAGTATTTGAGAGAACAAAATTCTGACGCTGCAAAGCCATGAAGACTGTAATAAGGTCTTTCTTATCAGCGTCAGGAAGAAGGTCTTCCAGCCTCCTGATCTTGAAGTTCTGCTCCATTGTCAATTCTGTAACCGGGGGTGGGGGTCCAAGGAATGACGGCTCTGTTGATTGGGTCATAGTCTGTACATGTAAGAATGCGTGCAAGACGAGCGTTCATTAATGCAGCATCTTCATCAAGATCTTTATTTGTGAAAGCCTTTACAACTGTCTCCCAGCTGTAACCATCTTCATCAAACAAAGCGACTGCACGTTTGACACCAATACCAGGAACACCGCTGTAACCATCTGTCTGATCACCAGCAAGTGTTTGAATCAAGTGCCACTTAGCACCCTCTTCTGGCGTGATGTGAAGTGTCTCATCTAGGTTGTAGACACGGCCTGGAATTTGGCGCATGTCTTTATCTGGACTAACAATGATGTTGCCAGGATTGGCAGTAGCGTAGATACCCATGGCATCATCAGCTTCAAGCTCAGGCATCCTGATAACTTCATAGTCATTACTAAGTTCCGCAATTACGCGCCTGTATCCACAGGGCTTTTTACGGTTTCGATGACCCTTGTATTGGGGGAAAATTTTCTTCCTAAAATTCTTTGAGTCACTGAAGAAGAGAATAAGTTCAGGTGCATCCCAAATAAACTCATTCTTGATTTTATTTAGTTCCTTAAGAACGTTGTTGTACGCTTCGCTAAATTTACTAGTCACCAGGATGACATCATCACCCCAGTCAATTTCTGTTTCAGCGGCAGCGCAGGACTTATAGACAATAAAGTCTGCGTCTACCAGTAACTTCATTCAGTGCACCTCCGCCCAGTTGTTTCCGATCTTGGCTTCTGCTGCGATCGGGAGTCGGAGGTTGTAGTACTCGCCAGCCGCTGCTGCGCTGTATACCAAGGATGTTGATAAGTCTTCGGCGTGCTCTTTGGCACACTCGAATTGTAATTCGTCATGTATAAATGCAAGCTGTGATGCACACAACTTTGTTTGGTGGATAGTTTCGTGATTGATAACAAGCCAACGCTTCGCGATCACTCCGGCTCCTGACTGGAGTAGGTAGTTTAATGATTTATGAGGACTATCTAGATTAATCTTGCGACCATCGATTGACCTAACATAACCTCGCTTAGCGGCTACATCAATAGCCTCAAGCAAGTCAGCCATACCTGGAATAGCAGAGACAAACGCCTCTCTAATCTCAGCACCTTTTTTCTTTGCTTTAGCTGACGAAAGTTGTGGGTCAAAACTATGACCTATTTTTTCATTACCTGCTCCATAGCACCAGGCGTAGGTAATTGTTTTAACTTGACGTCTACTGATTCCAACTCGGTCAGCGTTGACTTGATGGATGTCTCCGTTGAGGAGAATTTCTGCATAGCGTCCCGCATCGTATTTAGCGAGGTAATGTGCGAG